TATAGTTTCCTCTATGTCCTTGGTTATGGGAGGGGGAATATGCGTTGGACTTAGTGCTGTGACCTCAATCACAGCACGGTCTAATTCAGGGGAAGTAATAGCGACTCCAACCCCATCTCTAGTTCCGTTTCGACCACCAATGTGGAAGCCCACAATTTTCTTCTCGATAGTATCACTCACCAAAGGGAACATGCACATCCCCGGTTTTGTAGTTGTATTCCGCAAAGTGTAGTATGATCCAGGGAAAGTGTACGGGCCATTGCTAGCATCACTAACATGATTCCACCAACCAATGTCCGTAACATGTCCTTTACCCTGAAATCCATGAATAGCAACTGTGATAGGGTGCCTAATATGGTCTTCCTCAAAATGCTTTCCCATATGATTAGTTGGTCCACCGGACCCGACATAAATCATAGCTAAGTCCTTTCCTGGTATCCTATAAGCCATAGTTGGGTCTAAAATGAAATTGAGAGTCCCGCCAGGACCCCTTAGTGTTGCTTTAGTGGGTTCCTCGGGCATTGTGTGATATGGGACCACAAAATACTTGGTACAATAGTAGAAAGCCAAACAGGTGTCACCATCAATCTCATAAATAAAAAGATGATTGCGCAGAGCATTCCATGCAAAATCTTGATTCACGAAACTTCCCTTATTATCCAAGGGTTTGATCTCAGGTTTTGCCCAAATACACTCCTCAGCATCACGCGCTTGAATTTCAGCTACTGTGCGCGGTTGCAAACAACCTTGCACAGACATATTCGCTCTCAAAGCTTTGTAAGTCTTAACAGCTCCATAAAGAACTGCTAGACCCGCAAAGAGACCACACGCGTACTTAACGTGTTCATCACGCATCGACTTAAAGCACGCTGGTAAGGCTTCACGATCCTCTTTCAAGCGTTCCAAGTATGCCGTTTTCTTCGTCTCAACTACTGTAGCAAAAGTAAAACTGAAATAAATTGCGCTACAACATAATAATATAGCAGTCGGTAATACCCCTATTGTGAAAAGTAGTGGTAGTGAAACAAAGAAATTGCCGGCTAGGGCTAGTTTTATATAATCTTTCACATCGGTTCCAATAATATCTTCGCCCATAGTCATGATGGTGGCCTTAATCCAATCATTATCCATCCCCTGTTCTGGAATCCAATTCGTCCAACATGAGAAAGGTGACTCTTCATAAAGTTTAAGTTGTGCTAACACAGCATCAATAG